ATAAATCTTTAATTGTTGATTTCTTTTTAACATATCAATTTCTTTAATAAAAGCATTGAGTGTCTTTTTACGTGGTGCAGTAGGTGCTGCTGGAGCAGAAGGAGCTGGAGTGACAGTAGGAACTGAAGTAGCAGGTGTTGGAGGAGTAGTTATGCCTAGTTCACCTGCTCTTTTGGCAATATAATCATTACGACCTTTATTAAAGGAAGTCTTCATATCATCCCAAACACCTTCATTTAAAATTTGATCAATCTTCATCTCTAATCCTACGAAGGCCTCTGATAAACTTGTTGGGGTCTTTGCCTCTAATACTATTTATTAGGCGCCTTTCTAATTCATCAGCATCCTCGTCATCATAGGATTCCCTAATCATTTGAACTAGATTAATAGCACTATTGATGATATGATTAGCACGGCTTTCGATGATAAGATTTTTGTCATGCACTGGTACCATTGTGCTAATTTCATCAAGTATGCTGCGAGTGGTTTTGCGCAATTTAGTCCCCGTTTTATTTATTGGATCAGCTGGTTGATTTAATATTAGCTAACATTTGCTTAAGTTTGCTACTATTCACATCTGCTGTTATTTTACCACTGGGTTCATGAGGTGCCGAGTCAACTGGACGCAGTATATTTTGCTGCTTAATCTGACTCATAATACTCATTGGCTTCTTGCCTTGTGCATCATCATCTGGAGCATCTCGAATACGTAGTGTGTCAATATCGAATTCAAGCTCTACCTTTTGCCCAACACCACTACTACTTCTAGTCTTCATTAATTGCAATTGATATCTGCCATGTTCACGCATAGCACGACTTGTAAAAATACCAAACAAATTATCTGCTGTATTGATCTTACTAATACCACCACTAATATGACTGTGATCAAATTCAATTTCTTCAACTGCACTACGATTTAACTGACTTGCTGTTACCAACAGCATCTGTAGTTCTTTAGCTAAGTTACGAACTTCTTCTGCAACGTACTTGTCTTTAACAAACAAATCACTGGGACTTACCTTAGCACTAACTGGCATCAGCAGATCCATATAATCAAGCATAATAAAGTCTAGCTTCTTACCAGACTTAATCTGTAGCTCTTTAAGATAAGCACGAATGTCGTTTACATTGCTTTGTGCAGGCATATACTTGATTTGTAAGTCACCGGCTTTTTTACTGACCATTCGAATCTTCATATCAACATTGTCAATATCTTTGAAGATATCCTTGCTACTGATGTTGGCAAGCATACTATCAATACGCATACTTGTAAGTTCTTCACTGAGTTCTAGTGTTATATAAACACCATTCAATCCCATCATAATCCAATTTACAGCAATATTCTGCATGAATAAACTCTTACCACTGCCGGAACCACCAGCAAAGATATTCAGCTCACCCTTGTTAAATCCGCCATACAGTAGCTTATCTAGGTTAAGCCACCCTGTACTTACTTGCCCATTATTATCTTTAATTTTCATCAATCTTGCACGTGGATCAGCGAAGTAATCTGTACCCATATCCTTAGTAAGACTGATCTGTACTGCATCTTTAATCAATTTCTCAACTGGATCATACTCACCTTTTTCCAGTAAGTCAGCTGCTTTTAGAATTGCACGTTCTAGTTCTTTCTGTCTGGTAAAGCCTTCAAATTCATCAAGGAACCAGTTATAGTGATCTGCATTTAAACCAGGAGCTGGCTGAAAATCACTTTTACATACAGCATTAATCTGCTCAAACGTAGGCATTGTGTTATGCTTTTGACAATGATCTTTGATGAACTCAGCAGCAGTTCTCAAACTACGATCAAAGTTTTCAACATTGTAGATATTTTGAACACGCACAAAACTCTGCGAGTCTTGAAGCATCATCTCCAAGAATAACTTCTGTATACCAGTTTCGTAAGTATTTGCCATTGCTTATTATACACTTATCCTTTGTTGAAAGTCTAGAACCATTTCTTCATCCTAAGCTGAATCTTAAGATTACTTGTTTCTACACTATCCAATATACTTTTCATTGTGAATAATTGACCATATTGTTTAACTGCGTCTGATGTATCTTTAATACTGTGTTCCCATTCTGGAAATGCAACATTCCAACCATATTCCATTGCATCTCTAACTAAAGTCATACCAGCTTTATCCCTGTCTGGTACAACAATAACCTCACGGTTAAGGCTATCGATAATCATAGCCTGAGACTCATTGCATTCATTGGTTAGCACTGCCAGACCATCAACAGCAATTGCATCAAATGCACCTTCAACGACAATACAGAACTTAGCATCCTGCAACTGTCTATCATAATTGAATACAAAATGCGGCGGATGTTCTGTGTAGTATTTGCGTTTGTTTGGAGTAATACTGCGCCCACTATAACCAACTTCATTGTTTAACCAAGTAAATGGAATTAATACACGGTTATACATATGTGTGTTACGATCATTGTGCCATTTAAAGTAATCTATTTTATTACCAATACCACGATCATCCAAATAGGAAACCATTGCTTCTGCTTGTGCCATATCTTCAGCACTAACATCCTGCATAACAAACCAATCTATTAGATCATGTCCTGGACATACTTCTTTGCAGTCGAACTTTGGAAGTTCTTTGATAACTTCTTTTTTGATATCCAAACTTGTATCGAGATTACTAAGAGCAAATAAGCTAAGACGTCGTATTTCGTCTTCACTTACACCCATCCATCCCAGTAGCTTACGCATCTTAAGATTGATGCGACGTCCAGGTTGCCATCCGGCGGTAAATCCGCAGTTAAAACAATGATAACTAACCCCAAGTTCTTGGGTGGGTAGCATACCACCTCTGCCACGTTGGTCAGCTGTCTGTCCATTATTATGACAGCAAACGGCATTTGCACTTATCCAACCCGTGGAAGTACTTTTAGTCTTTCGACTACCAGTCCATGCTGATATGATTGTTTGCTGGATTTCAAACATACTTTATTATAGCAGATTTATCATGGTCTGTAAAGTATCTTGTCGCAGGATCCGTCAATAGTATGAATTTTAAATCGAATAAGCCCAATCTTACCAACAAAGTTACTGGATTGACACCCAGTAAGATTATCAAAAGTCTGTGTATCAATATCAAACCAATCATCTGGATATGAAGTTAATGTTGAACTTAGGCTACCTTGAATAGTTACTGTTCCACTAAAGTTTGTTCCATAATACTGTATTGTCTGCAGAATTTTGCGAGACTTAACACGATCTAGAACTTGCATAACATCCGATATCATTGTGGCAGGATCTGAAGAATAACCTTGTGTATTTGGATTATTGTTATAGAATGGTCCTAATTTAGGTTGCAAGCTTGGAAGAAACTGAGGATAAACACTGTCAACAACTCTTGCTTGCCCTTGTGCATTATAGTTGTCATCTGCATAAACTATTTTAGCTTCACCTTCAGCACTGATCAGTTTAACACTGTAGTTATAAATTCCAGCAGAAACATCATTTAATTCAACTTCATCTAATGTTAATGTTGCTGCACCTTTAGTGATAGTTACAATGCAGACACGTTTGAATACCAATTCATGATTGTCACTTGATATTAAGTTAAATTCAATGACTGTGTCTGAAAGACTTTGCAGCTTTTGATCTTGATTTTTAATCAATAATTTAATCTTATTATCGATTCCTTTATATATCTGTAAGGGTTTAGCGTACACTAGAGTATTCTCCCTGTGGGGTCCAGAATCCATAATAATCAGCTCTATGGCTTGTCTATATAAATATCCTGAGATTGATTGCACTTTAACCCCTTCTCAATATTTATGTCATAAAGTTTGGAACAATTGTTAGAAACTTATCCTTTTCTTAGCTTCATTAAGTACACGCACAGTGAATATGTTGGCGTGGTACAAAATTTTGACGGCGATATTATCAGCATCTATGCTTTTAATAAACTAAAAACTGAAGAACACAAAATAAAATTTCTAGAGCAAGCCGATGTATGGTGGTGGGAATCTAATAGGTTAATTCCCATTAATATATTCCTTAAACATACATGGAGTGATTTTAGGTATAGTTTAGTTACGTTAAATGTAAAAGATATTAAAGAACAACAAGGCCACGTTGTTTGTTTAGCCAATCTTGCAAATAAACGAACTAAAAGGCGTGTTGTTCAATTAGTTCGTCGTCTCGGTTAATAGGTTCATATGAACTACTACTAACTGTGCATAACTCACAGCATGAGCCTTCTTGAAAAAATAACCATCACCAGTGGGTTTCTCCCACACACTGTTATTAACTTCTTTCCAAGTTAATCCAGCCAAATGCCGCTTTGCAGGGCGAATAATACTAAGAAACATAGCCATGCGAGGTATAGAAGTAATGGGTTCAGCCATACGATGAATAAGATCATAATGATTATTAATATGAATAACTTTTTCCACAAATGACCTGTCATTAAGTAAATCCCAATTTGGTACTTGTTCAATTAATTTATTTAAATGAAGTTCACTTTTTACATGGCTGTACACATTAACATTTAAAAGATCGAGCTTAATATATCCCATTGCTTCGGCTTGCTGATAATCAATATTGCTTAATCCAGTGAATGGATCAGCAGGAATAGGATTAACATAGACTCCTGTATTATGTTTACCCCAT